GCCAAAAAATACCCCGGGGGATATTTTCCCTCAAAGTTGACGAGTTTTGACCCCCGGAAAGTGGCCGGAAAGTTCGAGCATCTCCTCGCCAAGTGAAAGGAGGTAGTGTGCCAGCAAGGCGAAAGGGCTCGGAAGATCAGCGAACTCGTTCGAAACCAGCGACAACTTTGGAAGCTCGCGAGAACGAAGTGATCTCTGACGCTATCGACCTTGCGCACAAGCAGATCCAAGAGGGGACAGTGTCCTCGCAAGTGCTGACGCACTACATCAAGCTGGGTTCGACTCGCGAGGTTCTCGAGCAGGAGCGACTGCGACACGAGAACGAGCTGACCCGCGTCAAGATCGAGGCGATCGAGTCGCAAGAGCGGATTGAGGTGCTGTATCGCGAAGCGCTCGATGCGATGCGCTCCTACTCACCCAGTCCAGCTCCTTCCGATGATGATGTCGATGCTTAGGCGGTATTCCGAGCTGAGACGTCTGCAAACCTTCGAAGAGCGGTTCGAATACCTCTCACTCGAGGGCCTCGTTGGCGATACGACTTTCGGGTTCGACAGATACCTGAATCAGCGTTTCTACCGTTCGCGTGAGTGGAAAGACGTTCGATCCTGGGTCATAGTCCGTGATAACGGCTGTGATCTGGGCATTCCAGGCTTCGAAATCTACAAAGATCTGCTGGTTCACCACGTGAATCCGATCTTGTCGAGCCTGGATCTCAATGAGGATTGGGTTCTAGATCCGGAATTCCTCATAACCGCATCGCTCAAAACCCACAATGCGATCCATTTCGGAGACGCAAGCCTGCTCCCAAGGGCTCCTGTGGAGCGAAAACCCGGTGATACCAAACTGTGGTAGTCCCCAACGAAAGGATCATCATCATGATCGACGACGAAACCCCGGTCGATCCGGACGATCTGGCGCCCGACGCCGACGACGACGGCGATCCCGTGGACGACGAGCTGAAGGAGCTCCAGACCACGCGCAAGAAGGACGTCCAGGACGACGAGGTCGACGGCCCCGATCAGCCTCGCGACGCCGAGCACCGGAGGGGCGTCTCATGAGCGGCTCCGTCTCAGGCCTCAGCGACGCGCATCGCGCGCACGCACGCAAGATCATCCTCCGTGGCGCCAACCTGATGGTCCGCAACAAGGACGCGGTCCACTACTCGCAGCGTCCCGATCGCTGGGTCGGCATCGAGCGCGGACTCTCCTCGCTCAACGGCCAGTACCCGCGAACCTCGGACTGCTCGAGCTCGGCAACCTGGCTCCTGTGGGATGCCATGTGCCGCAACTACGGCGTCCGCGATCTGGTCAACGGGCTCAACTGGCGCGCGGGCTACACCGGCACGATGTACACCCGCGGCAAGGCCGTCCAACACGACAAGAACATCAAGGTCGGCGACCTGATCTTCTACGGCACCCAGGCCGGGAACATCCCGTCCCATGTCGCGGTCGCAATCGGCGGCGGGCTCGTCTTCTCGCACGGCAGCGAAGGCGGACCGTACATCCTCAAGCTGGACTACCGCAACGATCGCCGCATGACCCGGCGCTACATCTAGCGCAAACCACAAGGCCCCATGAAAGGGGGTGAGTGAATGGAAACGAGTATTCTAAACAGCACTAAGAAGATCCTGGGACTCGCAGAGGACTACACGGTCTTCGATCACGACGTCATCACACACATCAACTCGACGTTCACCATCCTCGCACAGCTGGGAGTCGGCGACCCGCTGGGGTTCATGATCGAGGATGAGACGGCCCAGTGGTCGGACTTCATCGATCCCGTCGCGGACCCGTTGTTCAACTCAGTCCGGACGTACATGTTCCTCAAGGTGCGTCAGTATTTCGACCCGCCCACCACGTCGTACATGATCTCCTCCATGGAACGACAGATCCAGGAACTCGAGTGGCGACTGAACGTCGAGCGTGAGTCCACGGACTGGGTGGATCCCGATCCCGAGGAAGAGATCATCGCATGAGCAACCTTGTTCTTGTGGCCATCCCATCAGAGGATGACTACGTCTGGAAGATCTCCAGCGAAAAGGTTCCGCACATGACGATCCTCTTCCTCGGGGACGCGATGCAACCGAACGTGGCCAAGATGATGGAGTTCATCGGTCACGCCGTCAGCACCGGTGTCTACCGGTTTGGGATGGAGGTCGATCGCCGGGGAACACTCGGCGCTGACCAGGCCGACGTCCTCTTCTTCGACATGCAGTGGAACGATTGGCTCGTCGACTGGCGGGCCATGCTGCTGAAGGACGACAACATCTTCAAGGCTTACAACTCGGTCGAGCAGTTCGACGAGTTCCAGCCGCATCTGACCCTCGGCTACCCGGATACTCCTGCGCACGAGGACAAGCGGGACTATCCGGGGATCCATTGGGTGAACTTCGACAAGATCGCCCTCTGGTTCGGCGACTATCAGGGGGTGGAGTTCCCATTGAAGAATCGGGAGTATGCGGACGTCGCCGTCGGTTGGAGCGAGATCGCCCAGAAGGGCGAGGACATGCTCGTCCACTTCGGCGTCAAGGGCATGAAGTGGGGTGTCCGCAAAGACAAGCCTCGCGCGCGCTCGAGCGCGGACGCGTCGTCCGCAGCCAAGGCTCATCACAAGGCCAAGGCGAAGGGTCTCCATACGCTCTCCAACGATGAGATTCGCGCGCTCACCCAGCGTGTCGACATGGAGGCCAAGTACAACAAGATCCAGAAGGACAACAAGAAGACGACGAAGGGTCACAACGCCGTCAAGGGCGTGCTCGCGCTCGGGGCAACCGTCAACGCCGCGCTTCTGTTCGCCAATTCACCTGCGGGCAAGGCCGTCGGATCCGGTCTGAGCACTGCAGCCAAGAAGGGTCCGATCCTGCCCGCGGGCGTGTACTAAGGAAGGGGGTTGGCGTCAATGTTGGTAGAGGCAGGGACGTCAACCTCTGGGCTGTCCAATACAGCGACTCCTAGGTACTACGGGCAGTTCCGCGACGCGGTGATCCGCGGCGAGATTCCGGTGAATCGTGAGATCTCACTGGAGATGAACCGCATCGATGCGCTGATCTCCAACCCCAACATCTACTACGACGAGCAGGCTGTCGAGGGCTTCATCCGCTTCTGCGAGAACGAGATGACGCTCACGGACGGCAGTGATCTGCATCTGTTGTTCACCTTCAAGCTGTGGGCCGAGCAGATCTTCGCCTGGTACTACTTCGTCGATCGTAGTGTCTACGAGCCGCATCCAAACGACTACGGCGGTCGTTACGTAACCAAGACGATCAAGAAGCGGTTGACGGTCAAGCAGTATCTGATCGTTGCCCGAGGAGCGGCGAAGTCGATGTACGCCGCTTTGATCCAGGCCTACTTCATGACCGTGGACACATCGACGACGCATCAGATCACCACGGCTCCGACGATGAAGCAGGCCGAAGAAGTGATGAGTCCGATCCGGACCGCCATCACAAGGTCGAGAGGACCGCTTTTCAGGTTCCTCACCGAAGGCTCGATGCAGAACACCACGGGCAATCGGTTCCTGAGACAGAAGCTGGCCTCGACCAAGAAGGGCATCGAGAACTTCCTGACAGGAAGCCTGTTCGAGATCCGCCCCATGGCCATCAACAAGCTACAGGGACTCCGCACCAAGATCGCAACCATCGACGAATGGCTTTCCGGCGATCTCCGGGAGGACGTGATCGGTGCGGTGGAACAGGGCGCGTCCAAGTTGGACGACTATCTGATCATCGCGATCAGCTCGGAGGGAACCGTCCGCAACGGTTCGGGTGACACAATCAAAATGGAACTCGCAGACATCCTCAAGGGCGAGTACAACGCACCCCACGTTTCGATCTGGCACTACAAGCTGGACGAACTGGAGGAAGTCGGGGATCCTGCGACCTGGTTGAAGGCGAATCCTAACCTCGGCCAGACGATCACCTACGAGACCTACCATCTGGACGTCGAACGAGCTGAGAAAGCGCCAGCGGCACGCAACGACATCCTGGCCAAGCGCTTCGGCATCCCGATGGAGGGCTACACCTACTTCTTCACGTATGAAGAGACGCTGATCCATCCTCAGCGTTCCTTCTGGCAGATGCCCTGCTCGCTCGGAGCAGATCTTTCGATGGGTGACGACTTCTGTGCGTTCACCTTCCTCTTCCCACTCCCACGAGAGCAGTTCGGTGTAAAGACTCGCAGCTACATCACCGAATTGACCCTGATGAAACTCCCGTCGGCGATGCGCTTCAAGTACGAGGAGTTCATCAAGGAGGGCAGCCTGCATGTCATGCCCGGGACGATCCTGGACATGATGGAGGTCTACGACGACCTCGATTCCTTCGTCGAGCAGATGGGCTACGACGTTCGCTGTCTCGGTTTCGACCCTTACAACGCCAAGGAGTTCGTGGCACGCTGGGAGGCGGAGAACGGCCCGTTCGGAATCGAGAAGGTGATCCAGGGAGCCAAGACGGAGTCGGTTCCGCTCGGCGAGCTGAAGCATTTGAGTGGCGAACGCCTGCTCATCTTCGACGAAACACTGATGTCGTTCGCAATGGGTAACGCAATTACCCTGGAGGACACGAACGGCAACCGCAAGCTTCTCAAGCGGCGACAGGACGAGAAGATCGACAACGTATCGGCCTTGATGGACGCCTTCGTCGCCTACAAGCTCAACAAGGAGGCCTTTGAGTGAGCTTCTTGAACACTCAACAGGAGTTCGACACCCCAGGAGAAGCTCTACTCCATTACGGCGTCAAGGGCATGAAGTGGGGTGTCCGCAAGGCATATTCCGATCGTCGACTCAAGGAAGCCGCGGGTTTGCGGGCCGTTTCGAAGGGGAACGCCACTCGTCCGGCCAAGCTCGTTACGCATCTCACGACTCCGCTCAAGGACATCCGTGAAGGTGGCGGGCTCAAGGGTGGTGCGCGCGTGCGCGCGGAGAAACTCGAAGCTCATGTCGAGCGGATCAACACCGGTCAGACCAAGGTCAAGGACGGACTCGAGATCTACGGCAATCTCAACGTCAAGGATCTGGTCAAGGGCTTCGACAATCGCAACGGCTAAGTCCACGAGCGAGTACTAGAAAGGAGGTGAACTATGGCGCGATTCGGGAGCACATTGCGACATGCCTGGAACGTCTTCACGAACCAGGAATCCCGAAGCCGGACTCAGCCTTACACCGAGTACTACGGTGCGTCCTACAGCACTAAGCCCGATCGAGTTCGGCTTCGTATTCCGACCGGGCGGACCATCATCTCCTCGATCTACACCCGCATCGGGATCGATGTGGCTTCGGTCGACATGCGTCATGTCCGGCTGGATGAGGAAGGGCGATATTCGGAGGACATCAACAGCGGTTTGAACAATTGTCTCACTCTCGAGGCGAATGTCGACCAAGCTGCCACCCAGTTTCGCCAAGATATTGCCCTGACGCTGTTCGACGAAGGTGTCGTGGCAATCGTCCCAGTAGACACTGATGTCAACCCGTATTCCAGTGCGGGGATCGATATCAGGACTATGCGGGTCGGAAAAGTCGTGATGTGGTACCCATATCACGTGCGTGTGAGCGTTTTCAACGAGAAGACGTCGATTCGGGAAGAAGTCACACTTCCCAAATCCTCGGTGGCGATCATCGAGAATCCGCTGTACATGGTGATGAACGAGCCCAATTCGACGCTCCAGCGACTGCTCCAGAAGCTCGGTCAGCTGGATGCCGTCGATGAACAGTCCTCCTCGGGCAAGCTCGATCTCATCATTCAGCTGCCGTACGTGATCAAGTCCGAAGCTCGGCGGCAACAGGCCGAGCAACGGCGCAAGGACATCGAATTCCAGCTCAAGGGCAGCCAATACGGCATCGCTTACACCGACGGTACCGAGAAGATCACTCAGCTGAATCGTCCGGCTGAGAACAATCTGATGAAGCAGATCGAGTACCTGACCGCGATGCTCTACGGCCAGCTCGGCATCACCGAGGAAGTCATGCTCGGCACAGCCGACGAAAAGACGATGCTGAACTACTGGAATCGGACGATCGAACCGATTGTGACCGCCATGGTCGAAGCAATGCGGCGGTCATTCCTGACGAAGACCGCTCGGTCACAGAAGCAGACGGTTCTGTTCTTCCGTGACCCGTTCCGCCTGATCCCGATCGAGAACATCGCCGAGATCGCGGACAAGTTCACTCGCAACGAGATCCTCTCGTCGAACGAGATTCGTGGCGTCATCGGGTTCAAGCCACACACCAGCCCGAAGGCCGACGAGTTGGTCAACAGCAACATGCCTCAGCCCGATCAGGCTTCGACCGATTCGATCGCAGCCACCACGGCTGCATCCGAGGCCGAAGGCGATCCAAGGGCCGAGATCGACAGTGTTCTCGCAGAGCTGGAACAACTGGCCGCATGAGACTTCCGGATGGTTCGGTTCTCCTGCACGGGGATCTGGAGCATCGCGCTCCCTACGATGCCCGCAAGGCGCATGAGTACTACCTTCGGACCCGCAAGCTGAAGGGGAGGGAGAAAGGGACTGAAGGCGTCTCGGACGTGGGATCGACCGTCGTGTCGATCCGAGGATTCAACGCTCCGAAGACGAAGAAGCGTCCGACACAGGCTCAGACCACCAAGGCGTACATGCATGATGTCGCGATCAAGCTCGCGAAGATCACGCAGGATCTGGATCTGAAGATGCGCAATGCGCATCAGAAGTCGATCAAGATGCCGACGAACAAGGAAGGCGAGAAGAAGAAAGAAGAACCCGAGAAGACGGCGGAGGAACTGAAGAACCAGATCTCCAATCTCAAGGGACGTCTGACTTCTGCGATCGACAAGCTCGAGAAGCTCGAGCCGCCCGCCCCCTAAGTCCGGCTAAAAGCCAGAACACCAACTTCGAGAGGAAACTTCAAAATGGGAGCAAAGGCCAAGCCCGGCTCAGCGATCTTCACGCTGGGGGGCAGCCTCATGCACGAACGAGAGCCCGACTTCACCGGTTACGTCACCCGAGCCAACATGCGCTGCTCGGACGGCCGCACGATCATGCCCGATGCCTTCAAGCATCAGGACAAGACGACGGTTCCGCTGGTGTGGCATCACGGCCACGACGACGCCAACAACGTGCTCGGTCACACGGTGCTCGAGAACCGCGAGGACGGCGTCTACGGCTACGGGTTCTTCAATCCGACCCCGCAGGGCAAGAACGCGCATACGCTGGTCCAGCACGACGACATCAAGTTCCTGTCGATCTACGCCAACAAGCTGGTCGAGAAGGCCTCCAGCGTCGTGCACGGCATGATCCGCGAGGTCAGCCTCGTGATGGCCGGTGCCAACCCCGGCGCGTTCATCGACAACGTCCGGCTGGAGCACTCCGACGGCGAGCGCGTCACGCTCGAGGACGAGGCCATCATCTCCACCGGTCTCGCGATCGCACACGCCGACTCGAGCTCGTCGAAGCCGGACGACAAGGGCGGGTCCGACAAGACCGTCCAGGAGATCTACGACGCCATGTCGGAGGAGCAGCAGACCGTCGTCCACTACATGGTCGGCGCCGCAGTCGAGGCCGCCGGTTCCGCCGAACACTCCGACAAGTCCATCGACGAGAAGAAGAAAGAGGGAACCTGGATGGCGCGCAACGTCTTCGAGCAGAAGGAGAAGGAGAAGAACGGCGGGGGCGATGGCAAGCCCGAGCGTCGTCACCTCAGCCACGACGAGTTCAAGGAGATCCACGAACTCTCACTCCAGCACGGGACGCTCAAGCAGGGCGTGGAGGCGTACGCGCTCAAGCACGGGATCGACAACATCGAGATCCTGTTTCCCGACGCCAAGGCCGTCGACGCCGTCCCCGACCTCGACAAGCGTCGGACCGAATGGGTCTCCGGCGTCCTCAACGGGACCAAGCACTCCCCCTTCACCCGGATCAAGAACTTCTGGGCCGACCTCACCCAAGACGAAGCCCGTGCGAAGGGCTACATCAAGGGGTCGATGAAGAAGGAGGAATGGTTCGGAGTCTCGAAGCGGACCACCGGCCCCGCGACCGCGTACAAGAAGCAGAAGCTCGACCGCGACGACATCCTCGACATCACCGACTTCGACGTCGTCGCCTTCCTCAAGGGCGAGATGCGGATCATGCTCGACGAGGAGCTCGCCGTCTCGATCCTCATCGGCGACGGCCGCGAGGTCGACGATCCCGACAAGATCAAGGATCCGATCGGCGCCACCGACGGCACCGGCATCCGCTCGATCATCAACGATCACGAGCTGTACGCCGCGACGATCAACGTCAACATCGACGACGCCAACTCCAAGCCGGAGGAGATCGTCGAGGCCGTCATGTACGGCATGGAGCTCTACAAGGGCTCCGGCGCGCCGACGTTCTACACCACGCTCAAGAACCAGACCTGGCTGCTGCTGGCGAAGGACAACATGGGCCGTCGCTTCTGGAACACGCCCCAGGAGCTGGCCAACGCGATGGGCGTCCGCAACATCGTGGCCGTCGAGCCGATGGACCGCGTCCCGGACGTGTTCG